CCGACGTCAACTTCATCGACGGCCAAGCGCTTACGCCATCCAGCTTTGGCCAGAGCAACGCGACGACGGGTGTTTGGCAACCGAAAGCCTACACCGGAACGTATGGCACAAACGGTTTCTATCTGAAATTTACGACTGTCGGCGCAACGTCTGGTAGCAATACCGGATATGGCCAAGACTTTAGCGGTAACGGTAATTACTGGACGACCAATAACTTAAGCTCGACGTCTGGCGTTACATACGACAGCATGATTGACACGCCGACGCCGTATGATGATGGCGGGAATGGCGTTGGGAATTATTGTGTTCTTAACCCACTGAATTTTGTAACTACTGCGCCGATAAACGCTAACCTTAGGTTAAATTTGCCTTCTGGCGGCGCTGTAAGAAACTATGGCTCTATGGGTGTTTCTTCCGGCAAATGGTACTTTGAAGTCACAATTACCGCATTTAACCCTGCACCCTCTAATGGGTATATGTTTATTGGTATATCTTATACTCCGACACCAACTGGAAGTGGCCGCTACACATATATAGGAACAAATGACACTAGTGTAGCCGGGTATAAAAATAACGGAACCACATCTACTGCATACGGCGCAAATTACACTGTAGGCGATGTTGTCGGGGTCGCCTATGATCTTGATGCTGCTACGATCACGTTTTATAAAAACAATGTTTCGCAAGGAACCGCTTTTACGAGCATTACGTCAGGAACGTATTTTCCTATTATATTTAATGATGGTAGTGCATCTAACCCTACAACGTATGACGCCAATTTCGGCCAGCGCCCATTCACCTACACGCCTCCCTCCGGCTTCAAGGCGCTCAACACGCAGAACCTTTCGACGCCTACGATTGCGGCGGGGAATAAGTATTTTGATGTGAGCCTGTGGAGCGGTAACGGCACATCGCAGACAATCACGAATAGTGGAGCATTTCAGCCCGATTTTGTTTGGGGAAAAGCTAGATCAACCACGACGAGTAATATGCTCATAGACGCAGTTCGCGGCGTTTCAAATATATTGTTTTCGAATTTAACAAATTCGGAAGCATCATCGTCAGTCGATTATACTTCATTTACGACAAGTGGTTTTACAGTAGGCACTGGTGCTTCCGTTAACGCCAGCGGTCAAACATTTGTCGGCTGGCAATGGAAAGCCAACGGCTCCGGCTCCACTAACACGAACGGCTCTATCACCAGCACGGTAAGCGCTAATACGACGGCTGGTTTTAGTGTTGTGACTTATACTGGCACTGGCGCTAATGCGACTGTAGGACACGGACTTGGTGTCGCGCCAGGATTAATATTACTAAAAACACGAACGGACGGAACAACACCTTGGGTATGTTATCATTCGTCGTTGGGGACTAATCAATTTTTAACATTGAACACAACGGCAGCAGCAAGCACGGTAACTAATTATTGGTATAATGGTGTAACATCCAGCGTATTTGGGCTATTAGGCGGTGGGTATAACCACAATTTAGCGTCTAATAATTACGTCGCCTACTGTTTCGCCGCCGTTGCTGGCTACAGCGCCTTTGGTAGCTATACGGGGAATGGTTCTGCTGATGGGCCGTTTGTGTTCACGGGATTTAGGCCGCGTTGGATAATGGTGAAACGCACGGATAGCACAGGGCAATGGAACTTATGGGATACAGCCCGCGCAAATTATAACTGCCTTGGAAACCCGTTATTCCCCAACTCGTCAGCAGTCGAAGATACAACATATTTAATCGATATATTGTCAAACGGATTTAAGCTGCGGACAGGCGCAGGCTATGCGGACAATGATAACGGCGCAACCTACATATATGCCGCCTTCGCGGAGACGCCATTTGCTTACGCGAGGGCGCGCTGATGCCTGCCGCCATAGAAGATGCTAGCTACTGGCGGAAACGTCCCAAAGGAACACCTAAGGATTTGACTGGAGAAAGGCACCAGTCATTACAAGTCGTCGGGCTGGCGCGAAGGGATGGAAGGCTTAGCCGCTATATGTGGCTGTGTCGTTGCGACTGCGGGAAAGAAATATCCGTAAGCACCGGAGATTGGAACGCAAAACGTGCCAAGTCCTGCGGCTGTTCGAGGCTAAGAAAAGGGCCTGATCATCCAAACTACAAGCATGGCTTGACTGAGACACGGCGTAAAACAGACCTACGCAAAAATTACGGAATAACCGTAGAGCAATATGATGAAATGCTAGTCGCGCAAAATTATGTCTGCGCTATATGCGGCGATAAAGATGAGAATAAACGGCTTCATGTCGATCATTGCCATGCATCTGGGCGTGTTCGTGGCTTGTTGTGCCGAGGCTGCAATCTTGGACTTGGAAAGTTTAAGGATAACGTAGAAACTATGTTTGCAGCTATTAAATATCTTTCCAAAAATGGAGACTGACCGTGTTTATTCTTGATAACCGTGTCCTCCAACTAGACACCCCCTTTGAACACGGTGGAACGGCATACCCCTCAAATTGGCTCCGCCTTGCCTCGCCAGAGGAACGTGCCGCTATTGGCATAGTAGAGGTTGTCGTTCAGCCAATGCCGGATGACAGATTTTTTTGGGTTAGCGGGCCAAACCCGGATGGCACATGGACGGCGATCCCGAAAGACTTGGCTGGCCTGAAAACCGCATGGGCTACTCAATTTAAGCAGACTGCATGGACGCTGTTACAGCCATCCGATTGGCTGATTATCCGCAAGCAGGAAATCGGCACGGAAATTCCGGCTGATTGGCTGTCATACCGCGAAGCTGTGCGGACGACCGCGCAGCTTGCGATCAGCGACATGGAAGCGACGACTGACATTGACGCGTTTATCGCTTCTGTCACGAGCGTTGCGTGGCCGCTTGATCCGAATGCGCCGCAGATTGTCGATCCGGCTCCCGCTGTCTAAGGAAAGCCCGTAAATGCTCGGATTTGCCCCGCTAGCTGGTGCTGCATTAGCGTCATCGGGTGATGCCAATACCCGCACGCTGATCCTGGCGGCGACCGATGCACAGGACGTTGCAGTATTCCATGTGGATGGCAGCGCGGCGCTTTATCTACTCGCAACTGAAGTTCCAGACGTTGCGGCGTTTGCATCTGAGATACTGGCCTTTGCGGCGCTTGATGGCCTTGAATACCCGGACATCGCGTCGTTTGTTGTTCAGAATATCAACCTTGAGCTAGTCGCGGTTGAGGCTCCTGACGTTGCCGCGTTTGCTGCAGCGATTAGTGGCGCGATGGCCTTGGCCGCTACGGAAGCGCCAGACGCATATTCTCAAAGCGCCTACATCCTCTGGCTGACGCCTGATCAGCCTGATGACCCTTCAATCTGGGTGCCGAAAAACGACCCCGCGCCTTACCTGACAACGGTGATCTGACATGGCGAATACATATACCCCGACTTACAATATCCTGAAGCCGGAGGTAGGCTCAGATACGAATGCCTGGGGAACGCACGTCAATAATGATTTCGACATCATTGACACGCACATGCTGTCCCGCGCTCTGACGACATCTCAGACGGCGGCTGGCCCGATGGTGTTCGGCCAGACGTTCAGGGTAAATGGCGCGGTTACATTTGACAGCACAATGCTTGTCACAGGCGCTAGCACAATTAACTCGCTCTCTGCTTCTGGCTCTGCATCGTTTTCTTCTACGATGAGCGTTTCCGGCGCGACTACCCTTGCCGCTCTTACGGTGAACGGAGCGGCTACTCTGGCGTCTAATGGCCTAAACGTCGGCTCCGGTCAGCTCAACGTCACCGGCGGCAACGTCAGCATGTCCGGCAACGTGTCGGCGGTCAATGCGTCGTTCAGCGGCACGTTCGGCGCTACGGGCAACTCCACTGTCGGTGGCACCTTGGGCGTGACTGGCGCTGTGACGATGTCAAGCACACTTGCCGTCACTGGAGCGGCAACTGTCAGCAATCCTGTTACGATTACATACAATGGCTCCGGCGCGCTCAATATCAATACAAGCGGGAACCTAAACGGCGTTCGCTTCTACAATGGCGCGTCGATTACGGGGCAGATTGGCTCAAACGCTACTTATCCATTCTTGGTTCAGAACAATTCTAGCTCGAATATGTTCTATGTGGACACGTCCGGCAATTTCACGGCTGCTGGCAACGTGACTGCTTATTCTGACATCAAAGAAAAAGCAGATGTTGAGACGATTTACGGTGGCTTTGAGCTTGTTCGTCGTATGCGTGGCGTTCGATATACGCGCGTTGGCACCTTAGAGAAGGGCGTCGGGGTAATCGCACAGGAAATGCAGAAGGTTGTCCCCGAGGTTGTTCAGGACAACAACGGAACCCTGTCTGTTGCATACGGCAATCTTGTCGGCGTCCTGATTGAAGCGATTAAAGACCTTGAGCAGCGCATTCGTGTCTTGGAGAGCAAATAATGGCTGTCCCTGCCAGCGGGCCTATATCAATCTCTGATCTAAAAGCTGCGTTTCCGGCTATTAACAGCAATAGCCTTTCGGCTTATCGCGGCACGAAATGGTATCGCTCAAACAATTCTCGCGGTAATTTTGGCAACCCGACAATTTCAATGTCGGAAAGCTATGACACGAGGCCAAATAGCCCTGTAGTAGCTGGCTCTGCGACATATTATGGCTCAACAAGCTTCACCATCCCGCTATTCAATACACTGTCAATAACCTGTAAGGGCGGCGATGGCGGGCAAGCTGGCGGTTATGGCTACTATGTGAAGGACGGCAACATAACCGGCGTCGTCGGCTCAAGTGGCGGCGGCGCGGGCGGAACATCATACTTTGGCGGCTATTTATCAGCTGGCGGCGGTGCTGGCGGCGGTGGCAACGGTGGCGGTGGCTCTGCAGGCGCTACAACTAGCACCGCGCTTTATATCACTGACAGCAATCAAACAAATGTATCTATCCAAGGGATAACTATAACGATTGGTGTCGGTGGAGGAGGTGGCGGCGGTGCCGGTGGGCAAAATTATTCATACAAATATTTCCCATATCCATATCAAGGATTGAATGGGTATTACGCTGACGGCCCATCATATACGGGTGCATCAGGCGCTAGCGGATACGTTTCCGTTTCTTGGAGCTAATGATGATTGAAGAGCTTGTTTCTCGCGTGTTCGCTACGCGCAACGCTGTCCATCTTGCCCACTGGGCCGAAACATCAGGTTTTCGACACGGCGTTCTTGGTGAGTTCTATGACAACCTGATCGACAATGTTGACGCCATCGTAGAGGCGCATCAGGGCGCTTATGGCTTGATTGGCGACGTTGAGCAGTCGGTGGTCGATAAAGACGACATTGCCGAGCATATCGCCTCTGAGGCAAAGTGGATTGATCAGAACCGCGACAAGCTGGCTGGCAATATCAGGGCTATATCTAATCTGGTTGATAATCTCGTCGATAGCTATCTGACGACGCACTACAAGCTGACCAAGCTAAAGTAGAGGCTCCATTGACATTCGTCCCTGTCAAATTCAAGCCTGGTGTAATCCGCCAGGCAACGCCTTATGACGCACCCAACACTTGGTGGGAAACGTCAAACGTCCGCTGGCTATCCGGCGCGATTATGCCGATTGGCGGTAATACTCGTATCACATCAGAGCCTCTGCCTTCTAAAGTTCGGATGCTGTTTCAGTGGCGTGATAATGATGCTCGTGAATGGACGGCGATAGGCCATGAGGATGGTGTAGCAGTCCTGTTCGGCTCAACATCCGACGTGACGCCAGCGAGCTTCGTTTCCATGAACGCTGTGTCTGGCGGCGGTTACGGCTCATTGGACTGGGGAACGGATGTCGATCCAATCTCCGACACGGCTGGAACGACGGTAGCCTCAAGCGCGACCGTTACGATTACCATTGCCAGCCCGGCGGTTATTGCTTGGACTAACCACGGCCTTACCTCGGATGATGTGGTCAATTTCACGACAACTGGCGCGTTACCTACCGGTATCACGTCTGGCACCGATTACTACGTTCTCCCGGTAAGCACTGACACGTTCCAGATTTGCCTAGCTTCTGGCGGCAAGAACGGGACGGCGGTTAATACCTCTGGCACCCAATCTGGCGTCCACACCGGCAAATGGATGGTCGGCCAGGATAACTATGGTCGTCAGCGCTCCACCAACCCGCCAATTTTCCGTAAACCTGATCACTGGTCGTTTGCATCATTCGGTCAAGACTTGCTCGGCGTCTGCTCGTCGGATGGTCGCTTGCTACATCTTGCGCCAACTACCGGCGTCGTCCCGAAAATGGATGTCCCGTCGAATGCACCGATAGATAATGTCGCAGTCGCCGTGACCTCTGAACGCGCCGTTGTTCTACTTGGCGCAGGCGGCAACCCACGTCGCGTGGCTTGGTCTGATTTGGAAGACTATAACGGCTGGACGTTCAACGTATCAACGGGCCAAGCCGGCTATATCGACCTTGAAGCATCCTCGCCCATTATTACGGGCGTCCGCGTCAAGGAGGGCATCCTGATCCTGACGCAGCACGAATGCTTCCTGATGCGCTATGTCGGCGCTCCGTATTTTTATGGTGTTGAAAAGCTAGGCTCCACCACGTTCTCCTCTCCGAATGCCATTTCTAGCGGCGGCCCATATACTGTGTGGTTCGGCGAGGAAGGTTTCTGGGTCTATTCCGGCGGCGCGATCCGCTTGCTTGATTGTCCAATGTGGAACGACATCAAGCAGAATTATGATCCTCTGTATGGAAATTATCGCTCTCACATGCACGAGAACGGAGCCTATCCTGAGTTCTGGTTTGATTACCCAGACATCCACTCAGACGATAACGAATGCAATAATTACGTTATCTGGAATTATGCAGAGAATTTCTGGATCAAGGGCCAGCGCAATGTGACGGCTGCGGTCGGAGCGGTTACGGCTAGCTATCCGATCGGCGCAAAGGTTGACCAGAACGTCTACCAGTTTGAGGACGGCTGGCTTGATGATGGCGCGTCGCGTGTTGGAAACGTCTGGGCTGAGACAGCTGTTCTGGATTTCGGGCAGGGCGACAAATACACCGAGATCAACCAGGCGCTGATCTCCACCGATCCTGATAGTGACGTCAACAACTACCAGATCAAATTCATGTCGCGCTATGCGCCAAGCCAAAATGAGACGACGTTTGGCCCATATACGCCACGCGCAGATGGCTACACTGACACGCGCGTCTCTGGTCGCGACATCCGGCTGCGCATTGAGGCGACGAACGACGCATATTGGAGCGTCGGACAGATGCGCCTGGATCTCCAGCCGATCGGAGGAAGCCGTTGACGACGCCGACTAAGCCGACACCGCTACCGTCGTTTGGCGTTGTCCCTGGTAAATACGATCCGCAATATTTCACCTCTTTCATGTCGATCCTTTCGCGTCGGCTTTCAAATCTTGCCGGCCCGAATACGGTTCAGCAGCAGATATTGCTGCAGGCTCCAAATGGCACTGTCTACGAGGTGACGGTCAACAACTCTGGGGTATTACAAACGGCGGTCGCTACTCGTGGCACAATCCAGCCGCCTCTCTAAAACGCTG